GCAACTTCTGCAGTGTTCGGTTATGACCGTTCAGCAGTACAAGGTGTTAATGACTGGTACAACGAAGGTACTGTAGCAACACAATTTTCTGACCTAGATGGTAACTACAAGTTATCAACTGGTGCAGTTAAAGATGCTGCTCTTACCCTTGCTGGTAAGAACATTCCTCGTTTAGGCGAGACATACGTACAGTTCGTACACCCAAAGCAGTCACGTGATATTCGTTCGAACCCAGAGTTCATCGAAGTTACAAAGTACGCTGCTCCAGGTAACTTCATGCTAGGTGAAATCGGTCGTCTATACGACGTAGTATTCATCGAAACAACACAGGTTAAGAAGTTGTCAGTTAACGCTTCATACACAACTTCAACTCTTGTTGGCGCACCAGCATCTCAAATTGAAGTTCCTGTTAAGTCTAACACCAATCCAGGTGCGGGTGGAAACCCAGTATCTGCTGATTACACTGCAGAAAAGGGTTACCTAACAACAGCAACTGGTAACGGTGCTGAAGTTTACGAATCAATCATGATTGGTGACAACGCATTTGGTCACGCAATCTCTCTTCCAGTTGAACTTCGTGATGGTGGCGTTCTTGACTTCGGTCGTGAGCACGCTCTTGCTTGGTACGCAATCTGGGGTCTAGGTGTAATCACCGATCAAGCGATCGTTAAGGTTTACACAAACTAATTGCACAAAACAATGTCTGGGGACCATACTCTTTCTTTGGTCCCCAGCCATTATAAAAAAACTAACTTAGGAGAATAAACATCGTGGCAAATAAAGCAACAAGTCCGCTTGACGCAACAGGTCGTGCAGCAGAGCAGGCAACAAAAAGAAATCAAGAAGCATTAAAAAAGCGACAAGATGAAATCTCTATCGCTACCCAACTTGAGGCAGAAAGTTTGGAACGGGATGTATTTGATCCTAAACAACCAGACGCTCCACTAGTATTGGATGAAATTGAAAATGTTGGAGTATCTACTGCAGGTGACATGGTTGTTATCCGCACTATTACTGACATTGAAGAAATGACATATGGAGTTGGTAATGCTTACACCTTTAAAGCAGGTGTTAAGTACAGAGTTCCAGTAGGTCTTGCTAATTACCTAGAACAACTAGGTTATATTTGGCGGCCAAACTAAAGAGCCGTCAGCACTAGTCCGACCCTCAACTGGTTCCCGCCCTCCTCCCAGTTGGGGGTTGGACCTTTTTAATTTGTACTGATTTAAAAAGCATTACACGAGATGATTGTCTCTAAATATCTACGGAGGTTATGTGGCTACAGTTTCAAGCCTTGCGGATCGATTAAGGTCTGAAATTGGGGATACCCCTAAATCTTTTGTGTACCAATTTACGGCTGATGGCACAACCAATCGTTTTCTAGTTCCTTATTCCCCCCTTGATGGTGCTGGTTTAGTTGTAAATAAAAATGGTGTTGATATTTCAACTTTGGTACAAGTCGAAGAGTCTACAGGATACATAGTTTGTGATACTAGTCCTGCAAATGGTGCTTCTATGATTGTTGCGGGTAACTACTACCGTTACTTTACTGACAGTGAAGTTTGCCAGTTTGTAAGTGATGCTTTTACTCAACACTCTGCGTTTCATACAGATGCTTATGGACGAGATGTCTCTTTACAAAACCTTCCTACCCTTGAAGAGTATCCAGTAGTTATATATGCGGCTACATTAGCCTTGTATGCCCTAGCAAATGATGCTGCATTTGATATCAACGTATTCGCCCCAGACGGTGTGACAATCCCACGTTCAGAACGTTACCAACAGTTAATGCAGATGATTGATGTAAGAAAGAGCCAGTACAAAGAACTTTGCTCACAACTTGGAATTGGTCTATACAAGATTGATGTATTTAGTTTTCGTAGAGTTTCTAAAACAACTAATCGTTATGTTCCTATATATCGCCCTATGGAGATTGATGATATGTCATCACCTAACCGTGTGCATATTCCTATACCAACATACGGCGATACCGATCCTCCAGTAACAACTGTCACACAAGATTTAAATATCTACGAAGGAGATGCCTACGAGTTCACTATTCAATTAGGTATTGAAGTAGACACTATGACTCCTTTGGCAGAGATTAGAGCGCTTCCAGGAGCGGCTCAATTAATTACTGAATTTACAATAACAAAACCAGCCATTGTTGAAGACGGAGACAATCTTCGTACATTGGTATTGTCTCTCACAGGAGAACAAACACGTTTGCTTCCTGGAACTTCTTATTACGATGTACAATTAACAAACGTTGATAATGTTACAAAAACATATGTATCTGGCAAAATATTTAAGACAGCAGAGGTAAGCCAATGAGTCCACAGTACCAACGTCCAGGAACATCCGTACCTATTGCGGTAAATGATGTTGTTTTAATTACAACTCCAGACGGCACTAATCATGCCGCAGGTTGTGGTTGTGGAAGTTGTGGTGGCGGTGCAGCAACAGGAACTCAAGGAACCCAAGGTGTTCGTGGTGCCCAAGGACTACAGGGCGTACAAGGTACTCAAGGTTTATTAGGCGCAGGTACTCAAGGTGTACAAGGAAAATTAGGAACTCAAGGAACATTAGGTACACAAGGAATTCAAGGAACTAAAGGTGATCCAGGAACTCTTCAAAATATTGCTACCTATGTGGCGTATGAACATACTCAAGGATCAGCCAGTGCCTCTTGGACAATTGTTCATAATTTAGGATTTAAACCTAACCTTACAGTTGTAGACTCTGCTGGTAACATTGTGGAAGGCGAAATTACGTACACTAACTCGAACTCACTTACGGTCTCATTCCAATCAGCCTTTAGCGGATACGCTTACTTATCTTAAGGAGATAAAAGAATATGGCCCGTAAGTTTTTAACACCGATTGACTTAGGTAAATTAGAATTACAAAATGCTCGTATCCAAAACTTAGCCACAGTATCAGCACCAGCCAACCCAGTCGAAGGTCAGATCTACTACGACACTAACGACAAAGTTGTAAAGACATGGAATGGCACTGCATGGATTAATGCAAGTCAAGGTACGCAAGGAACTACTGGAGCACAAGGTACCGTTGGTTCGCAAGGTACTGTTGGTGCACAGGGAACACTTGGTACTCAAGGAGCAGTTGGTTCGCAAGGAACAGTAGGTGCACAAGGTGCGGTTGGTAGTCAAGGAACCGCTGGTGCTCAAGGTCTAAATGGTTCTAATGGTGCACAGGGAACTGTAGGTTCACAGGGAACAGTCGGTTCACAAGGTACAGTCGGTGCTCAGGGCACAGTAGGTTCTCAAGGTACTGTTGGATCACAAGGCACGGTAGGTTCTCAAGGTACAAACGGAATTCAAGGTATTGACGGCAATAACGGAGCGCAAGGAACACAAGGTACCGAAGGTTCATTCGGTGGTATTACAGTTGAATATACATACAGTAATAGCACAAGCATGACAGACCCAGGCGACAACTATGCTCGTCTAAATAGTGCTACGTTAGCCTCAGCAACAATTCTTGCATTAGACATTAACCCTTCTGATGGTAACTACGATGTCTCTAACTTCTTACAAACTATTGATGATTCAACATCTACTATTAAGGGTCACGTAAAAGTATCTAAGAAAAATAATACTTCTGTATTTGCTCTTTATACAATCGCTGGTGTTACTGATCAAACAGGTTGGTTTACTGTTAACGTTGCTTATGTCTCTGGTAATGGAACCTTTAGCAATGGCGAAGAACTTCTATTTACATTTGCACGTACTGGTGATCTTGGTGCTCAAGGAGCGCAAGGTACAGTAGGTTCACAAGGAACTGTTGGTACTCAAGGTACTCTAGGTTCTCAAGGAACTAATGGTGCACAAGGAACTGTAGGTTCACAGGGAACATTAGGTTCACAAGGAACAGTTGGTTCACAAGGTACAACTGGTAGCCAAGGAACAGTAGGTTCACAAGGTACAGTAGGTTCACAAGGAACTGTTGGATCACAAGGTACAGATGGTACTCAAGGAACTGTTGGATCTCAGGGAGCAGTAGGATCACAAGGAACTGTTGGTAGCCAGGGTACAGTCGGTGCTCAAGGAACAGTAGGTTCACAAGGAACTCTCGGTACTCAAGGTGCAGTAGGTTCTCAAGGTACAGTAGGTTCTCAAGGTACTGTTGGTTCTCAAGGTACTGTTGGTTCTCAGGGTGTACAAGGTAAAGAAGGTAACTTCGGCGGTGTAACTGTTGAGTACGAAACTGCAGCCAGCACAACAATGGCTGATCCAGGATCAGGAAAAATTAGATTCAATACTGCTGATACTTCAGTATCAACACACATTGCAATTGATCAAAATGATATTAATGCATTTGATATGGCTGCTTATTTACAAACTATTGATGATTCAACATCACCAATTAAAGGCCATGTAAAAATAACTGTTAAAGGAAATACTGCGGTATTCGGCCTCTGGGCAATCAACTCAATGGTTGATAACTCTGGATGGTACAACTTAGATGTAACTCCACTTGTAGGTAGCGGAGATATCCCAGATACTAGTGATGTTCTTGTAACTTTTGCTCGTACAGGTGATGTCGGTTCTCAAGGTACAACTGGTGCACAAGGTACTGTCGGTACACAAGGTACTGTTGGATCCCAAGGCACAGTCGGTAGCCAAGGAACAATCGGTAGCCAAGGAAC